ATTTGGGAAACAAAGTCCTTTCGAAATAAAAAGGCGGGCGGGGGTTTCATGTCGGCGCGTCGCCGTCGGTCGGTGGCTGCTGTCGCTGCTGCTTTGCCTTCCATCGCTCAAATGCTGACTGCTTGCGCTCTTGCACAGCCTCCTTGGTGTGGTAGCCAGCATCGTTGTGTATCTTGTTGTGGCATGGTCGGCACAGGCTCATCAGCCCTGACAGCCCGCAACCGATGGCCAGCCGCCACATCTCCTCCTTCGTGGTTGCCGTCTCGATGGGTACGATGTGATGCACACACGTTGCGCTCCTGACGTATCCACGCTTGACTCCTTGCTTGCGTCCCTCCTCCTGGCACATCTCGCACAGCGGTTGCCGCTGGAGCTTCGCCTCACGCAGTTGCTTCCACTCCTTCGAGTTGTATATATCCTGCTTGTCTCGCTGCTGCTGTATGTCGCGGCATCGCCACGCTAACCTCTTGCTCATGGCTCTACTCCAAAAGGTTTCCAATCGGGCATGTCGGTTGGTGGCTCTTCCTGTTGACGGTGCTCGCCCTCCCAATCCTTTGCCTCCATGTCGGCTGTCTCACGGTCCACATCCTCGAAGATGATGGACTGCTGCTTGGCAATGCTGTCTGGTGTGTGATGGTGCACGCGCTTGTACTTCTTAGCCCATTCTATATGCTTGCCGTAGTCGTGGTAATCTCCAATCCCTGGCATCTCGGCAGCATCCATTTCGTCGAGGTGCTTAATGAGTTGCGCATCGCACATCATGGTGAGCGTTTCGCGCAACGATTCCGTTTCGTGCACCACACCCATCTGCCTGAGCTCCTTGTAAAGTCCGCGCATTGAGACCTCGGCCACGCGCTCCAAGATGTCATCGACACACAGCGTCATGGTCGGTGTCTCGCCCGGTAGGAACGGCTTGTCTATCATCACGAGGCCGAAGCCCTGACGCGGCTGCTTGCCGTCGTGCTGCTGTAGTACGAGGATCACCTGTGCCACGTCCATCGTCGCCGTCGGGTTGCTGAATGCAAAAGCCTTGTTCCAGTCGGCATCCATCTTAAGCATGTTCAGAAGGGTTTGCATCTGCGGCGGCACTGGTCCGTTGACCTTGGCCGTTTCTACGATGAACTGAATGACGAGCTGAAGCAGACCATAAATGTCGGTACCTCGCGCTCGGCAGATAATGTTCAGCAGGTCGGCCACCCACACGGGCACCTTGGTCGATACGTTGCGCACGCCAGCGTTCTCCTGACTTTGTTGTTCTTTAATCATGTCGGTTCTATTGTTAGGTTCATATTGTCTATGAGTTTGCCCATCGCTGGCACTTGCGCACGCACCTCGTCGATGGTCTTTGGTGATGGCGGTGCTTGATTGATCATTCGCACCACCACATCGGCGATGTCGGCCTTGGGTCCGTCCTCCTCGCGCCACCACTTGGTGACTGGCTCTGCATCCACGCTGATGTGCGGGTAGTAGAGTCCGTCGGCCCGCTGCTGCCATTGCTTCACGCCGTCTCGGTCGGGATAGAGGATAATTTGTCGCTTCTGGTCGATGAGTGGCTTCAGTCGCTCGCGGGTGATGTTGCTCGCGCCGCAGCAGGCCAGCCACACCTGACGCTCATGGTTGCCGTAGGAGATGGCCATCAGCAGGGCGGTCTTCTCGCTCTCAACGAGCTTGACGGCAGCGTTGGGGTATCGCTTCAATAGGTGCTCTCCGAAGAGGCATAGGCGTGCTTGCTGTCGGTCGGGGTCGTAGAGATGTGGGTAGGGATAGGGCGGGGTGTTCACCATCTCGCGGGTCTCGGGGTCGTAGTGTCTGGAGAGCATAGCGTGGAACCAGTCTTGCGGGTAGTCGCGCTTCTCTTTGACTCGGTGGCCGCTGGGGTGATATTTCATATAATGCGCCGTGCGCACGTTGCCGTCGGCATCAATCAGCCAGAAGACGGTGAACTCGTGACGGCCTTGCACCTGTGAGTGTCCCACGCAGTAGTCGTGCAATACCTTCGGAATGCGTGCCCGTTGTTCGTTGCCCCACTGAATGCCTCCGTTGATCCACTCCACGAGGTTGTCTCCCTGGGTGTTCATACGCTTGGCCACCATAGAGCGGGGCAGGGTGAGTGTTGGCAGTGGTGGCGACGGCTCGCGTGGTGGCGGTGGTGTCCAATCGACTGGCACATCATCCACCTCGATGTTGTACTTCTTGCCAAGCCACCGGATAGCGTCCGGAAACGACTTGTGGTCGTACTCCATCAGGAACTTCACGGCATCGCCCTTGGCCTCGCACACGAAGCAGCGGTAGGTGTTGCCGTGGTGCTCGGGCTTGATGGTCGATGGCCTGACGATGAAGTTGCCGTCGTGGTGATCGTCATGGAAGGGACAGCGGCAGGTCATGTTCACGCCCGTCTTGCGGAGGGTTAGGAATTCGCCTACGACCTCCTCAATCTTCGCCGTGTCGATGACGTGCTGGATGATGTCTTCTCGTATCTTTGGCATAGGTCTTAACTTTGGTTATAATTCGGCACATAATGTAAAGCCAAACGCGTGCGCTCGTGCGCGTCGCGCGTGTGTGGACGCTTGCCCCTTGCACCGCCCGCCCTCCAAGCGGGCAGGGTGCATGGTGCATGCGGACCACGCGAGCCCGTGAGTTAAACCTTGGTTCAACTCTCCTACCCCTTTAGGGGTAGAGTGTCGTTGGTTTAACTCAGAAGGGCATGTCTTCAGGAGGCTGGAGCATCGGGTGCCCACCGCTCTTCATTGTGCTCTCTTCCAGATAACCCATGTTGAGAGCTGCCTGAAGGTCGGCCTGCTGTTTGCCGTCGTTCTTTTGTCCGCCAATCTCGCCGAATACTGACTTCTTGATCTGAACGCGGCTCATGGGCCACTGATATTGGTCTTTGGCCTGCTCTATCCATTCACGGATGAGTTTGGGATCGTCGCACGATGGCTGTTCCTTCGACTTGCTCGACAGGTTAGTGCCAGAGGTGATGATTCGCGGTACACCAAGGTTACCAGCATCGTCATTCACGATGAATTTCCAGTCGTCCATGTCCTTGTCGCGGGCATCGCACTGCTTCACCGTGAAGGTCACGCCGTCGGCGGTCTTGTTCTTGATGCTAACCAAGGTGTCACTCACCTTGTTGCCCAGTTCAGAACCTACCCAACCGCGCATCTTGCCTTCATCGTCGGCATCCTTGCGGCTTGGGTTCTGGTGGAGTGCCAGCCATATCGACATGTTTCGCTCTTCAGCCAACGAGCCAAAGTTGTCAAGAATGGTCGTGGCCGTTTCCTCGTCGTTAATCGAGGCTATCAGGTCGCGCAGACCATCCACAAACACCACATCTGGCTGTATGGCATCAATGGCCATGCGGATGAGGTCGTAGCGTTGCTGATATACCTTCTTCTGCTCGTCCTTTGGCATGTTCTTCAGCCACAGCACGGCAAAGCGGTCGTTGGGCATCTTCATGTCCCAGTCGCACAGCCAATGCACGCGCCTCAGTACCTTGGCACTCGACAGCTTCTCCATCTCAGTGTCGCAGTAGAGCACCTTTGGTAGGTGGCCCAGATACTCGATGGTTCGCTCGGGCACCTTCAGTCCTGGCAGGTATTGCTGTGTCTTCTCGCCCGTGCCGAGTATCGCGGCCATGAGCTGAGTCAGCACGAACGACTTACCGTTCTTCTTCTGACCCGTGATGGCCGCAAGACCGCCAACCTTCGAAAACGGCACGCCGTTGTACTCCAATATGGTGTACGGTTCGGGGTAGTCCTCGCGGGGGTCCAGCAGGTAAGGCCGCAGCATGTCCCATCGTATCTGCTCGGGGCTCCGTGTCTCGGGAATGTTTGTTGTTTCGTTCATAGTTCCTTAAATAACAATGCGTTTGAAGTCGCGCTTCTTCACGTCAAACATGTTCATCATCGACGGCATCGTGGTGAGCCAGTTGATGACTTGTTTGGTCTTCAGTTCGTCATCGCCCACGCGGTCGGCAATCAGTCGGATGATGTTGTACCACCAATCGCAGTCCTCGGCAAATTCGTTCACCTGTTCGTGCTGATACAAGCCCATGCAACAGCGACGGGCGCATTTCTGCGTGTCCTGAAGGATTTTCGCCAACTGCTTGAAGTACATCTTATCCTGCCGCTCGAATGTCGCGCCAAAAGGCCTTAAAATGCCCTCAGCATCCATCACCAACGTCTCGCACACGTCAGCCAGGCAATGGGCTATATTCAAACACAGCGTGGCTTTCTCCACTCGTTTGTGAAGTTCCTCTCTTGTCAGCCCAGTCTTTGTCATCATGTCGCAACGGTCAATCACTTCATCAAGCTCGTCGCGTGGTCTCTCTTCTTCGTTCATAAGCATCTCTCTCGCTAAATGAAGAGTGACACCCCGTAGGATGCCACTCGCTGAAATATTCGTGATTAGAATGGTACGTCATCAGCCTGCTCGTTTGCGGGCGCACTTGGCGCGTTTTGTTGTGGTTGTGGTGTATTAGTCGCAGGAGCAGCAGAAACGCCGCCAGCGGGCTGCTGTGGGGCTGCTGTGGAATCCATCGGCTTTCCAATGAGCGTGAAGTTGTTCATCTGAACATCATTGAACACGCGGCCATCGTATTCCCTCGTTTTATGACGGAAGCCAATCTTTGCCACGGCTCCAACTGCCAACTGCTCCATGATCTTCTCGTCCCATGTCTCCAGATACACCTTGTCGTGCCAAGGGTCGGTGTCGTGTTCTTTAAACTCGAATACGAAGCCCTGAGTCTTCCATTCATTACCTGTTCGCTGTGATGTGCCTGTTCTTGGATTGCACACCTTGATAATTTGTCCTTCAAATTCCATTTTTACTTTGATTTATCGGTTTGTTGTTTTCTTTTGTTTTTTACATAAGCCTCGAAGTCGCCTGAATCGCGCACCTTGTCGGCCATCTTTCGGAATGATTTCAGTTCGTGTCGCTGATAGGGGGTGAGCGTCTTGTCGGTGTAGAACGTCCGATAGGTGGTAACATAACCGTCGCCCACCCTGACGAAGTGACCGCGAAGCCATGAGCCAGGCAATCGGCATACCATCTGTTCGTGCTTCTCACCCTTGCGCGGCTCGCGGTGATCCATCATCGAGTTCACCAGATTCTCGCAGAAGTTGCGAATCACCTTCAGTCGGTCGGTCATGTCAACGCCCAACCGCTCGTGCATCCTCAGGAATACGTGGGGTGTGTATATCGTGATACCGTTCATCTGAGCATCCTCTTCCATAACCAGCGTCGTTGGACACATCACACACATGTATTGCTCGGTCAGCTGATAGCACACACGATAGGTGGCTGGCTCCATGCCGTCACGTCCCATCCGCACCTCGTCCCACATCATCCAGTGGTTGCCCGTCTTTGGCGAGTCATAGAAAAGTATCTCCGACCGCTTCTGCTCTGCACCTGCCCACAGCCCATACACCATCTTCTGGAAGTTCCTCACCCTGCCCTCCTCGCCTCCGCTCTTGCGGTTCAGCCAGTATGTTGCGCGGTCTAAGTCCTGCCAGAACTCCTTTGCAATCTGCTCGGGAGTCATTAAGTGGGTAATCATCGGTTCTTATGTTTTCGGAATGCTTTTTTCACCCTGTTCCTTGATAGTTCCTCGAAGGCGTATCGCTGACGCATGTCGTTCAGTTCCTTCTCGGTCTCGTCGAGCGTCTTCTGTACGGCATACAGTTCGCGACGGATGCGGTTCTCATTCTCTCGCGCCTGCTGGCGGTCGGTCATCAGCGTGGCATTGGCGTTGATAGACTCTCCAACAGTTGGCCACAGTGCAGCGGCTTGCATCAGGTTGTTGGCGAAGTCAATCTCTGCCTCCTCAGCAATTCCGAGGCCGAGGTGGTAGAAGATGCCGGCCATCAGCGATGTCTCGTCGAAATACATGTAACTCTTTTTGTCAATGTCGAGTGAATAGCCGTTGGGATGTGTTCTTACCTCTATGTGCTTCTTTTTCTCTTTCATAGTTCCTTGCTTTTAGTTGTGAGCTTTATATTCGTAAGGCTCACCATTGATGCTGGTGATGTCTTTCTCGTAGATGCCTCCTTGCGGGTAAGGTTTCTGAACCTTTGCAGGCAGACCGCGCATCGTCAGTTGAGTGCCGAAGAATTTTAGCATCGGATAGTCGAAGGCCGACAACTTCCTGTATTGCACCTTCATCACCTTGGTAATGCCTTTCACTTGCGCCCAGATGATGTCGCCTGTCTGAATGGTAGAGTTCTGAGTGGCAAAATTCATCTTCAATCGCTCAATGCTTCTGTCGTGTTTGTTCTTCAGAAACTCGGCTTCATTATAGAGGTTCGTCAGTTCCTTCTCGTCGGTCGGTGTGATGCGTCCCTCCTTCAGTGCCTTGGCCTCCATTTCCTGAATCTTGTCGGCCACCTCCTTTCGCCTGCTATTGTACTTCTTGTCGATAGCGGCAAGCGATTTCTTGAATTCTTGATAGGTCATAATCGTCGTTATTGTGCGGCAGCGACCTGCTCGCTGCATGTTTCCAACCATCCGGCAATACCAAGCAGCAGGACAAATCCTATTGGCACCAGAATTCCGTATAAAACCTTCTCGAACTTGGTGAAGTGATGGTCATTCAGATCGTCACTCAGTACTCGCTTAATGAAACTTTTCATAATAATGTATTTTTTAGTTAGTGAATATTAAATGAAAAACAGCCAATCCTCACGGACAGGCTGTATGGCTAAAGTTAAAATCGAGCATCGCTTTGCTCTTACAACATGTTACATTAGAATGAAGTAGTGTATATGATAAATTACATAACTATCAAGTCTCGACTCCCCTCTGCGTTAGTGGCTTGGGAAAGGCTTTCGCCCGTTTTCACGCATTGTCTTCGTTTCAGTTCCCGTCACTTTAGTGTCGGGCATGACAATGGCCGCATTAGAGTCTATCACGCTGCTGGTCTATCCACGTCATTACGCTTCGTCCGACTTGCTTTCGCGCTACTTTTTGCACCTCTGCTATGATTGGAACTTATGCCTTGCGCCCTCGCTCCCGCTTATGGTGTGACTTCGATGCCGTTTCGTCCGGGCTGCCACCGCCCTTTTCATCACTTCTGTCGTTCTCCGCTCGTATGCTCCTGCTGTCATTGTGGTTGCTCGCTTTTCTATTCGTTTGGATTTCTTAATTTGCTTCTTCCACACTCTCGACATTATGCTTCAGCATGTCCTCACGTCAACCGTCATCGCTCTCCGGCCCTTCACCCTGTCTTTACCCAGCTGGTGCCTACTGTTGTTGCGGAAGGTGAGGGATTCGAACCCCCGTGCCATTTCTGACAGCCGCGTTAGCGGTGCGGTGCTTTCAGCCTCTCAGCCAACCTTCCTTTGTTTCGTTTATTGCGCGAGAATTTGGTTCTCGCCTCCTTCATCCTCGCATGGTGTCTTTTTCATCCATTCCACGTTCATCTTCAGTTCCATGCAATATCTGCCATTTACACCGTTCAATGCCTTCTCGCATCGCTTGCATCTCTCCGTCATAGATTCTTCATCACCTTCAAGTTGTCATACACCCCATTGGCAATGTTCATCGCAATCTCAAATCGTGGGTATGCCCAGTGAGTACTCTTTGGTACCCCATTCATCCCCGTCATCGTGATGCGTTTCCTCGGAAAAATGTCACCATGATATTTCAGCAGCTTTGGCGTGATCATCGCAAACTGCTTGCATAGGTCTTCAGGTGAAAGCCATTGCTCTTGCATCTGCATCACAGACGAAGCGATAGCCTTCTGCACGTCTTCCCTTATTTCCTGTCGTAATTGCCTGTCCATAGTAGTATTCTTGTTTTAGGTGAGGGAATAAATAATCCCTTATTTTGTTCTCGTAATGCTCACTGCCACTGCCTCGTAGTCGGGCTTGAAAGTGAACTCTATGCCCTCCTCCTGCTTCAGCTGTATGCAAGTAATGCGGGCAGAAGGTATTTTTTTGGGATTGGTCAGAGTTATGATGCGCGTCTGTCCGATGTGCATATCTCTCAGCTCCTGTCTGGTTATTTTTTCTTGTTTTGCCATTTCTTAAACTTACTTAATTATCATACGTTTTTGTAGGATAATCGGGAGAAAAGCCGTATATTTGCAACCCATTACCTTTGCAAAAGCGGTAAAACGCTTAACGGCTATTCTTGTGCCCGATTTTTCGTATTTACTTACTTTTCGGGTGCAAATATAAGACAAAAATGTAGTATTACAAACATTTATCCTAAAAAAGTGTAGGATATTAAGGATTTTTAAGACAAAAGCGTATGAAAGAATGTAGGAAAGAACGACAAAAACGTCTGATAGAAGTCTATGAACATTTGCGCCAGCACTTCGGGATTCACACCAAAACAGACCTCGCAAAAGAACTGAAGTATGGACGTACATCATTCAGTGCTGCCATCAATGGCAAAGAGGAATATCTCACAGACGAACTCTTTGAAGCCGTCTGTGAGAGATACGAAGGAGTTTTCAATCTCAACTACCTTCTGAATGGCGAAGGAGAACTACTCACGCCAGAAGAAGATGTGAAGTCATCAGAAATAGAAAAAGCGGCAAAACCATCCTCAGATGATTCTGTCGCCATGAATAATATATTAGAAATGTACGCACGAATGATACGCGGCGTTGATGATCTTCGCGTAGAACTAAACACGAACCTCGCAGAAGTCAAAGCCCTCAAAGAAGACCTCCACCAAGCGGTCTATGACTTCCGCGATGCCACCTACCGCCTTACGCAAGCCCTGAAAGAAATCAAGGGCACATCATCCATCCGTCCAATGGACATAGCCGCCGAAGACAGCGATTATTAACCAAATGTGTACCCACCAATGAACATAAAACCCACAAAACCGCCATAAATAAAGGCGACCCTCAAATTCTTCACGACCCCAAGCGGATCACGAAAGGAATTGAGGGAAATGGTCGGGAATACGGCGATTTCCCTTTATTTATTAAGGATTCAGAGGGATTTGGGAGAATTTGAGATTAGGACTTCATGGGACTTAAAATGCGCCAAAAGTCGGAATTGTGTTGCCAAATGTGTACCCATAAAAATGGCTGGGTACACAATGGGTACACAATTTAAAGGGTCTTCACATAAAAAGTGGGGTCAGAAAGGAAAATTAACAGTAACTTAAAACGAAAAGAAAATGGAGAAATATACATTGTCGGTCATGTTTGACCATCGAAATAGGACTGAGGACGGGAAGGAAGGACCGTTGGAGGTAAAGATAACAGTTGCGCGTGTGCGTTATTATATTAATACGAACATACGTGTGCGCAGGCGTGAGTGGGTTGGCGCAGTGGTGAACCGCCCTGATGCTGATGCGCTGAATGACAGGTTGGGATATATCGTGCAACGTGTGCGCGAGGAGATTACCAATTTACAGAAGGTTGGCAAGGAGATTGATGTACAGGCCATCAAAGACAAGTTATGGGAAAAGGAAAAGAAGAGCGAAAAAGGCGGTCTGCTGAAATGGATAGAAGATCAGATTCCGATGCTCGGACTTGGTGAGACGACGCAAGTGCATTATTTTACGTTGTTGCGTAGGCTGAATGAATTTGGCAAGATTGCATCATGGAATGATGTGACGGTTGAGAACATCTATGCCTTCGATGCGTGGTTGCACGCCTTAACGAAGCCACAGAATATGACGGACAGACTGAATGGCGTGGAACCTGAGAAGATTAGCGATGGCGGTGTATATAACTACCACAAGCGGCTGAAGGCTCTGCTGAATCGTGCGATGAAGATTGGACTGATAGACAGCAATCCATACGAGCGGCTGCACGGTGAATTTAAACGAGGCGACAAACGCAATACGGAATATCTGACTGAAGAGGAAATGGATGCCGTGATGAGCTTGCACCCGATGGAAGGCACGCTGATGGCTGCTGCCAGGGACTTGTTCGTGTTTCAGATGTTTACTGGTATGGCGTACAGCGACACGCAGAAGTTCGACATCCGAGATTATAAGAAGGTGAATGGAAAATGGATCAACACCGGCAACCGCGTGAAGACGGGCGAGGCTTATATTGCGCACCTGTTGCCGCCAGTGATTGAGGTCTTAGAACGATACGGGATGCAGACTCCTAAGATTAATAATGCCGACTACAACCACGCGCTGAAGGCGATACAATATGCGGCTGGCATCACTACCCGACTACACTCTCACCTTGGTCGTCATTCATTTGCCACGTATATGCTGAGCAATGATGTGCCGATTCAGAATGTGCAGCAGATGTTGGGTCATAAGGACATCAGACAGACGCAACGGTATGCGAAGGTGCTGGCAGAAGATGTACATGAGAACTTCGACGAGATTGAGGAAAAGATGAAAAAGAAACTCAACACTAAAGTGACGAGAACGGAACGAAAAAAGCAGTGAGGACTATTCCTCGCTGCTTTTTCTTTCTGATTCAAGGCGGGCATTTTCTGCTGCCATGAGTGCCTGGAGCTCGTCTTGTTCTTCTTGCGTGATGGCTGGCTCCATTTCGTAGTCGTCGTCATCTTCAAAGAGCATTGGGAACATCTTCTGAGGTGTATTGCCTTCAGAACCACGGAAAGCGTAGGTGCTGGCGAATACGTCCTCTGCGATGAGCTGAAACAAGAAATGGTGACGCTTGCGGTAGCCTCGCAATATTCGTCTTGCCTCCCAGAACTTGATGTCGTACAGGAACTCACGCCTTGATAGTCCTATTTCGCCTACGAATAGTTCATAGTAATCGTAGGCGGTTAGGCGTTTTTTCTCTTACGTGTGCCTTTTTCGGGTTTCTCTTCGGGCTCGCCTTTTGGTACGTGATAGAACTCGGATCGCATGGAGAGGATGGTGAGCATAGCGGTGCCTATCTCTACGGGTGAGGCTTCCTTCATGATGTCGGAGTCTTTGACGGGTGCTTTGTCGGCATCTTCGTAGTAAGCCATCATGCAAGCGATGATTGCGAAGATGGTGCGCTTGATGTCGGGGTCTCGCTGTGCCTGGATGCTTTCGAGAGCGTGTTTGGCGTAGTCGAGCATGTCTTCATCAGCGAGGTCTTTGTAAGCGATTTCGGTTGCGTAGCAGTAGGCCAATGTGACCTGCTTGCTGCATAGGGTGATTTCTTTTGTGATCATAGTTCCTTTGATTTTTAGCCTGCCACTGAAGTGACAGGAACGGTGACGAAAAAACGCCCGCCAACTGCTCGGCATTGAAGATAGCGAGACAGCGGCAGGCGCTATGATGGGTTATGCTCCTACGGTGTACGAGCCGTAGCCTTGGAACTGCGACGTGTAGTCGGCTGTTCCGAGTGGGCCGTTCAGAGTGAGCTGCGAGATGATGACGCTGCCGCTGAGGATAGTTGCACCGGCAGTACGGTTGTTGGCACCG